ATGGATCAGGTTGTTGTTTTTCAAAAGATGTTTGAGCAAGTGAGAAAAGAGCAAAACTTCTCCTGGTTTTATTCAGAATTAAAACATCACCGTATTGCACATTACATTTATTATCTGGCTACGGATAACATCAGAATTATTACTCACGATGACACGGTTTTGTTATTAAGAGGAACCAGGAACCTGTTAAAAGTTAGTACGACCAAGAACCCTGCTAAAATAAAAGAGGCCGCATTGCTTCATATTTGCGGAAAATCAACATTTCGGGAATACTGTTCAACACTGGCAGGCGCGGGCGTTTTCCGGTGGGTTACTGATGTTAATCATAACAAACGCAGTTACTACGCCATTGATAATACGCTTTTATATATTGAAGATGTAGAAAACAATAAACCATTAATCTAGCTAGAGTTGGAAGCTTAAGAAATGCTTCATAATTCAGTAAGACATTAGCATAATGGAAATAAAAGTGCAGAGACTATCCCTATGGATGATAAATACTATCTTTTTATTGCCACCCATAAATAATCACCAGGCCAATACTATCAAATTGATATTTGAAATGTGATCACTTGACTTTCTATACGTTATTTTATAACGGTTAACAAATTTATAAAACCAACGGGCGTGCCATACGCCCGTTTCAATACTTAACGCACATGTGTTTTGGTTTAGTCATCATCTGATTATATATATTTTAGTCAGGAACAGGTTTAACCATTCCTATATAACTCAAAAATTGAAACCTTATTCTCAGGTCATGCTTATATTCATCATTATCGTTATATTAAAAGGCCAACCATAATGTTTTGCAAATTGGCACAAAATAGCATAAAGGCTATGTTTTAATTACAGAATGTTCAGTCATTTGAATGTATAACATTTTAGCTAAACAAATCTAAAACGAAGTGAATAATTTAATGCTTTCACTAAATCTCATTTTGTTTAATCTCTATTGAGATTCCTTGCTTTAAATTTTGTTTTATATAGGTAATGACATTAATTTTTAATTAATTTATTTTTTGGGGAGTAATATACACATATGCAAAATCAAGAAATGAACATCCAAATGAACTATATTAAACACCGTGGGATAAGACATAACAAATGAAGTGGATAGTAATTGACACGGTAATTCAACCTACATGCGGCATATCTTTTTCAGCCATATGGGGTGATATGAAAATGATCATCTGGTATCAATCTACTATATTTCTCCCTCCTGGAAGTATATTTACACCGGTTAAGTCTGGTATTATCCTTAAGGATAAAGAATACCCTATTACTATTTATAACATCACACCATTCAACAAGGATTTATGGATTTTACTCAAAAGCAGTCAAGAGTGTCCTCCAGGAGAAAGCGAAATAACAAATAAATGTTTGCATAATAGTTGCATTATAAAAATATGCCTATATGGACTCAAGTAATGGGCTTCATATAAATATGCTCGACATGCTATTAATAATATCCACATAAATAAAACAACGGGCGTGTTATACGCCCGTTTCAATATTTAACACATGTAGAGATTACATGTTCTTGATGATCGCATCACCAAACTCGCTGCATTTCAGCAGTTTAGCACCTTCCATCAGACGTTCGAAGTCATAGGTTACGGTCTTCGCATTGATTGCGCCTTCCATACCTTTAACAATCAAGTCTGCGGCTTCAGTCCAGCCCATATGGCGTAACAGTATATAAAAACATTAAGTTCAAGTCATTGATATTTAATGATAAAAATTATTTTATTGTTTTTTTATTAGCCAAAATCAACTTTATTCAACCGTTTGATTTCATTGACGTTCGTTTTTATTTTGGGGAAAGGTTTTCTCTACCATTTATATCCAAATTACAAGTCTACATTTTATTAACATCTCAATACATGTGAGGCCTTGCAGACCTTTGTGAGACCTTATGTGTCTCTGTTTTGTCCCAACTTATGTTAAGAGGCACATAATTAAAAATAAGATAACGATGCCGCCAAGCAGTGCAAAACCTTGTTTACTCCACGACTGTCTGCCCCATTATCTGCATACATAATTATCTTCCATAACTGAGATAAATGTCGGTTATGAGCGAACAACAGACGTTTAGTTTATGATGGCTGTGTCTATACATTAAACATAACATCCATTACCGGCACCGCTTATTAATTGCTATCTGATATTGTCACTAAAAAATAGGCATTCCCCGATATAATAATCACAAAGAAGCTTTTGGTGCTGGCAATCGGTATACCTAATAGTGGACTGCGACTTTTCGGACTTGACAAGGATATATCAATGTATGAGCAGGAAAATTAGACCGTGGTGCGTCATATGATGACTAAGCACGGATAACAGCTACTTAATTGAAACTATTGATTATATTACAGCCAGTGCCTTATAGGATGGTTAGTCATCAACCGCGACTCCTGCACAATCATGGGCTATTGCCAGCAATTGTTTTTTAATTGCTTTAGCATCTACCGTCATATCTACTGTAGCAAAATGGATCTTATGTCCCTGAGTGACAACATACTCATTAAGCATATAGCCAACAGCTGGATGAAGTAGAAGACCAGCGGCATTGAGCGAAAGCGGATCCGTCTTGTTCTCCTGTGTTCTAAGGTAGGTATATAGCTGATAAATATAGCCATTACGTAGTGATTGCTCCCGATGCCAACCCTTTGTCAGAATCGAATTAAATTTGGTATCGATAATAATACGCCGCTGGGCAGTCTTGTGTTCCAGAATAATGTCTGACTTCATTGTCGGGAAAATCTCTGCACTACCTGCACTTTGATCGCTCAACGCCCATTTCAGCTCTTTCCCTGCAGAGACCTGCCAAGTTGTTTTGGCAAGGTGTACACGATATAAGCCAGCGATACCTTTTTCAAATAGTCTTCTCATCCAGTAAAGGTTATTTGAGGGCGCAGGTAAAAGATATTGGCCTTGATCTTCGGTCGGCATCAGCAGTTCAAAAGCTAATCGTGCGGCATCGACCATCGGTTTATCTGCGGCATCATGGCGTCCAAAACGCCACACTGAGGGTAATTCGTGGGGGGCAGGATATCCTCCATTTATCCCCTCACGGCGAAGTGATATTGCCATAAAATGGCAATCTGCCGCCAAAGACGGTTTCACTATGATTGAGGCCAGACGTTCTAACGCACAGCGAACATAGCGATTTCGGGGGGTGTTGAGGGTTATGTCTTGAAAATGGCAGGCAACCTGTCCCCGTTCCAGTAGTTGATGACTGGCAGTATACAGTATGTCAATGCGCCCTCTCACCCGGTTCAGGGCCGCATGACAAGTTTGGTATCCCATATTTAAATTGCGACGTCGGCGCAGCGTAATCTCATGAAGGAGGATTGTCGCCACCAGGTCGGGGATTTCTGCTGGGTTATCTTCTACTGCGATCTGATTGCGCCCTAACTGACGAAACAGATCTGAAGCGTACAGCATCAGCATCCAGATATTTCGCATGGGAATACGTGATGCTGTATGTTGCTCACTCCCGGTTATTGTCGTCATTTTGCTAATAACACTTTTCTGGCTTCATCGACTTTATTTGGAGCATCGAACCAATATTCGGCGAGCAAAGGGCAGATCTCTGTATCAACGACTTGTTCATACCAAGCCTGGGCATCGTTGATTTTTTGGCCGATAGCTGGGGTGACATAGCTGTGACCGATACAAAACTGTGGTCCTAAGGTAACATCTTTTGCCAGCATATCGTTAAGTACCGTCAGTCGAGATTTGATGAATGCTAACATGTCAAAATCAATTGCGTAATTATAATTTACCCAGTTTCTCCACGCGTCATTAAAAGCTGGCTTTAGATCGATAAACGCGAAACGACGGCGCAGCGCTAGGTCAAGTAGTGCGAGTGAGCGGTCTGCAATATTCATCGTACCGATGATATATAGATTCTCAGGAATGTATATTTTTTCATCATCATTTTTAGGATAGGAAAGAGATAATGCCTCAGTCGGCGTGCGTTTATCTGCTTCCATCAACGTGAGTGTTTCACCGAAGATTTGCGCCGGATTGCCACGATTAATCTCTTCAATTATCACCACATATTTCGAGGTAGGATTATTGACTGCAGTTTTGATTGCATTTACAAAAGGTCCATCAATTAGCGTCAATTGCCCTTCTTTACCTGGACGCCAGCCGCGAATAAAGTCTTCGTAAGAGAGGTTCGGGTGAAATTGCACCGCGCTAATACGCTCAGGTGCTTTTTCTCCCATCAAGCAGTACGCCAGACGTCGCGCTAACCAGGTTTTTCCAGTTCCGGGTGGTCCTTGTAATATCAGGTTTTTCTTGTCGATCAGGCGCTGAAGTGTGAGTTGGATCTTAGCCTCTTCCAAGAAACAGCCATCCTGCACCAGATGACTGATGTCATAAGGAACGTGAGTGAGTTTTGGCAACGGCGCACTCTCTTCGACAGTTTCCTCAGTTATCGTCTGGGATTCGTTTTTCTCAAAATTCAGGTATTCATAATTTCCGGACTCAAGGGACTTTAACTCATCATCATTGCATAGTTTCTGTAGATAAAAGTAGATTGAGCTTGTAACTGTTTTGCTCTCAGGATGCTCTACCTTGAATACGTCCAAGTAGTTTTCTTCCAACTCCGAAGCAGTGAAATAAGGGCCATTTTTTTTCAGGCATAACGCCTTAATTTTATTCAGTAAAGAGGCTTTCCACGTTCTATTTGCCACCTCATCTTTAGACTGGCTAAGATCTGTATTCCACGCTGATAAAGAAAGTTCTGGGAAAGAATGAACCGGATAGTTTGGTTGGGTAAAGACCTCGTTCAGCGCCCGCATAAGACTCAGGTAACTTTGTCCACTACAGCGACCTTTTGCCCCGTTTTTAATGATCTTAATGTTTAACACTGTCTGAATGTAATACTGCGACTGGCTATCTAAAGTAGGGTAGAACCAAGGACGGGTCCAGTACAACCCCATGGTGAGATTCCAACCGACATTCATTACTGTAGAAGCAATGTCATATGCGGCAGTGAAGTCTGCAGAGTTAGTATTCTGGTTATCCGCAAAGGTCATTGCCTGCGAGAACATTTCCCACAAGCATTCAATGTCATTAGGGTCGCGTGACTTTTCATAACCAAAGAACCAAGATTTTTGGTTATTCAACAGCGGGATTCCGGCAAAGGAGTCAGGAATCGGTTCGTTCACGCCCAACAAATTCGCTAGCTTGGCAGCAATAATTTTGCGATTGCTATCGGTCAAGTTACGATTGAACAAGCCCATAGTAGTAAACGGACAAATGTCTTTTAAGGGAAAGATCTCTCCCATAATAGATTTGTCCTGCAGATGGGACATTCCTTCCACACCTGAGGCAATTAGATGAATACCTTTGACTAATTCATCTCTACGATTTCGCCAAGTCAGTAACGCGTTGGCAAAAGCCTCATAAAAACTAGCCCAAGCAAATTTGCCATCATGTTCTGCTGTATCCACGGGAACTCCATTATACTTGTTGAGCAATGATAATTTATCTGTGTGAGTTTTAACATATTACTATCAGTTATAGAAAAATTTAACTACCCGATACAGAGAGCGGCATGCTGAATTTGACCTGACTTGCTTCCAACTAATTAAAATCAACTTATTTATCAATTGGTTATTTTGGCGCATAGCGGTCATCAAGGGAATATCGCGTTGTCATAAGGTGTCGAGGCTCGGAGGTTCAAATCCTCTCATGCAAAAAATAAATAAAATTAATGACGGTTGGAAATTATTCAATACATACACTCTCGAAAGTGCATCAGCCAACCGCAGCACGTCTTGCATACGGCGTGTCTGCAGTTTTATATAATCCTGGCTGGAAACCTCTTATATAAAGTCGATACACCAATATCATAGATGATCGCCACCTTCTGACGCGGGACTTTTGATGCAATTAATCGCCCGGCCTGCGCCCATTGTTCTGATGTAAGTTTAGGACGACGTCCACCAATTCCTCCCTGTGCGCGAGCATCTTCCAGTCCAACTTTTGTTCAGTCATCAATCAGTTCACGCTTCATTTCAACCAGGGCTCCATCACATGGAAAAATAAAAAAAACCATCGATGTTGACGTGTCAATGTTACCTGTCAGGCTACGGAAATCCCCCCCTTACCCGCAGCTACTCGGTAAGTATAATAAGATGTTTCCTGCTCCTTCCTAACCTGTCCAGTTTCCAGACAATTAAAGTATCACCTTATATAAGAGACTGCAGAGCGCACTTTAACCTAGGTCGTTCTGAAATAGTTGCAGATTCGATTAATCAACGATTATACTCCCCGGCACTCCAGAGGATCTGGTAAACATAAAGTCAGAGCTTGGGTATACTGGCACACAAATGGCAGATCTTGCAGGTGCAGCCAGTCATAGCCAGTGGCGAAAATACACGAGTGGTTCTGAGCCCCGCGCCATGTCATCACATATCTTGTTTTTTTGTTGCTACCAATCTGACTTTGAGTACTAATGAGCTAGATAGAATTGTTTGTAAAATAAAAAAAATTGGAACAGTGATTATATAAAAATGAAGAAGGTAAAATCAATTCACTATTTGCGAGGTGTAGCAGCATTACTCGTTGTTGCATATCACAATAAACAATACCTAAATGAAGTTTACGCACAAAAAGATCTAGGTGATTTATTGTTTATTAGTGGTGGTTTTGGGGTTGATCTGTTTTTTATTATAAGTGGATTTATAATAATGTTATCGAGTCAAAAAAAAGAAACAAATTCCCCTATTAACTTTATGACCAGGCGTTTTTTCAGGATTTACCCTGTATTTTTCATTTGCACAATCTTATTCTTTTTATTGAACCCAGTCTTCACCGAAAGTGAATTATTGCGTTCATTGTTTCTGCTTCACCTGGACTATTATTCAGAAGCGCCATTCTTCGGATACAACGTGCTTTATCCAGCATGGACATTAACCTTTGAAGTCTATTTTTATTTCATTTTTATGCTTGCAATATCGCTGAGCCATAAAAACAGATTATTAATATCAGTTATTGCATTGATAGTCCCGCTACTTCTCATACAGTTGAAATTTTCCAACAGCCTTTCTCTATCAAGTAAGTTTACGATTGGTGATACAGGTCATTGGCATATTGGCTTTCTAAACTTAATGTCATCACCCATGCTGTTAGAATTCGTTTATGGGATGTTTCTGTATATAATACACAGAAAATTTAAATATATAAAAAACGCAAAGGCGATATCATTCCTTTTGGTTTCATTTGGTGTTTGCTCATATTTTTATCAATTCAGATTTGGTCATGGCCCTTTAAACTTCGGATTGTGGGCAGCCTCCATAATTACGGGAGTTTTACTTTATGAAGTTAACTTCGGATTAAGGGAAAATAAAATACTCAGTAAGCTAGGTGATATCTCTTACTCTCTGTATTTATCCCATGCGATAGTAATGCTATTTTTAATTAATTTTAAGGATTTCATTCCGCTTTATGAAAAACCTGGGTTCTCTAAGTTTTCATTCATTATTGCTCTTAGCTTGTTCTTATCATTCTTTATTTATAAATATATTGAAACTCCATTCATTAATATCGGAAAAACAATATCCAAAAGACTTTCAAAACCAACATTAACTTATAGCGAATAGTACTCACAAGAGCAAGTGGCGCAATAGTAAAAATCTGTTGCGCCCACATTATAAATCGCTCTCCAATAGCAAAGTATCTTAGTGACTAAGCATTACCTAAGTTATCACTATAAACACAAAATACTACGCGGAGCGGAATAGTGCTCTCCTTTTGACCAGCTATTGCATGGTAAATAGTGGGGCTGTTTTTCTATTTGACCGAGCTATATCTGCCCCTCGATATGTTGCCCTCACGCAATATTCCAAATGTCAGTAAAACGGCAGGTGTAGCGGTATTATGCGCAGCTATTTAGGAGTTGCTGGGCTATCGCTTCGAAGGTGGAGGCCAGACGGGGTTTACTGTATCAACACGGTTCAGCAATACCCGATATGTTTTCCATGCGGCCAGAAACGCTTTCTCTTCCTCCGTTGCGATCTCCAGCTCAGCAACAGTCTGAACGTACCAGGAACAGCCTCCTTCAGGGCTTGAAGGATATCAATGTTCGCTTCCTGTTAACTGCCGGACAAGTGCAACCAGTTCGCTTACCTGATTTTCCAGAGTGCTGATCCGGGTGCCTGCTGTTGCCAGATTTTGACGTAGCGTTGTGTTTTCCTCTTCCAGCGCGGTAACGCGATCATCTGTTTCACGGGCGACCTGAACAAGTAAACCCGTCACGGCGGAGTAGTCAACATTAAGATAGCGAGTTTCTTCGCGTAGCTCGTTGCCGTCAACGGTCGGACCTTGCAACTCTTCACCATAATGAGTAAACGATCCCACAGCTTCTGGTATCGCCTCCATTACTTCCTGTGCAATAACGCCAGCATAAGGCATCCCGTTTTCCTTGAGCGTGTAGGTGTATCCGTTCATTTTACGGATTGCTTTCGTCGCGTCGCTGATAACGAGAATATCGTCTTTAAGGTCGCGGTCTGATGACTGATTCAGCGTTGTGCAATTAATAGCGCCATTTACATCAAACAACTGGCCTGCTGACGTTTTTTGCGCATAAAACAGATACGCAGCAGACGTTCCAACCTCAAAAACGTTTTGTCGAGTACTGGAACCCCACCCCCTGACAGAAAACGGTAGTTCTGCATTACCTGAGTTCTGTAAAACAAAACGATTACCAGTCCCTGATTGCTTTGTAAGGGTTAAATCAACGGTTGAGTTAACCTCATTCTTGTTGATAGTGAGCGTCTGCGCTGTAGCCCCGTTAACAGCACCTGTTTTGAGTTGAACCGCGCCGTCATTACCATTTAACAGTATCTCAGCTCCGCTAAAGAAATTTTTTAGCGATAGCATCTTACTTACGCCGACTGATGAACCCAACGCCCACACGAGAGAATTACCGGTGCTATCAAACCCACGTACAAAGCAATCCATTTTGCTATAGTCTGACGTGCTTCCAAGGACATCAATTCGCCCTCCGCCAGATTTTACCGGGTTAGATGTGGTTAATGACCTGACAGCAAGATCGGTAGATGAATTGAGATCGTCTACTGTTAGTAATTTCTTCCATTCCTGCGTCGTTCCATTTTCAATTGTTCTTCCCCAAAAACCGGAATTGCGGCCTCCGAACTGCACAGCATAATTTTTACTAAATTGAACATGAATGCCGCCAAGAACCATAGAACCTGCCGGGCCGTTTGTACTGCCTGCAATTGGTATAAATTTATTAATGTTATCAGTATGCTGCGTGTTCCAGTCTCGTCCTGTTTTTGTAAGCAGTCCTAATGTCACGTCGAGCGCTTCGGTTAAAGTAAGGTTTTTAAATTTAACTGCGCTACTTTCGCCAAGACTTAAGTTGTTTCGCGCATCTTCTACTGTTGTCGCACCTGTACCTCCTTGCCCAACAGCTAATGGCAACCAGCCAGTGCCATTATGACAACCCCACAAACCAGATTTGGAAACCTGTAAGCGTGGTGCGCCTGAAGAATACGTAGAATATACGTAAGTTGTTTCTTTTCCCTCTTCAACCCTTTCTGTTGATACTGTAGTGGCACAGTAAATTTGGCCACCTGATTAAAGGTGATATCCTCACCACAACATCAACCAGGTCTTTGGTTTCATAACCGAGATATGTGTGTTTGAGAGCATCTTTTACCCAAGCTGGAGTGGCGAACGTTTTACCCCTGCTGATGAGGTATTCACTGATTTCGCTGTACCACATGTGGCTGAGTGCATTCTGGGAAAGACTGCGTTTCTCACGCCACGGTTTAAGCACCATGCGAAAGCATTTGCCGTCCTCCAGATAAGGCTGGATCTGCCGACCGATAGCGGTGAAGTTACCGCGATGCAATTTGATGCCATCTTGTGGGAGGTTCACGATTCACCTCCGCAGAGGCCAAACGCTGGATGCAAAAAATCGCAGGTGCATTTCTGCATCTGTGGAGGGAGAAGAGAGTTTGGATTGTGTGTGCGCATAAACGTCCCCGTTTAGCGCAGAAGTCACCGGAGTTGTTCAGGCTCCGATGACATGATTATGGCGGGTTGATTATGATGAATCAATTGGTTTTTATGTCAAATGAACACTAGATCCAAAGGAGGGTAACAATTATCATACCCAATGAGATTAATCTCATTATCAATAAGGAAATTTCATGAAATATTTCTCAACTGGTTTTTATGTTTCAAATTCCACATCTCTAGCTGAGATCTTTAATGAATGTTTTTCTTGGGTAAACGACTCACCACATACAACTTTTATTCCAGCACAATTAGTATGTGATTATAAAAGCGAGGAGCACTTCATAGAGTCTAAAAATGAAAGAATTGATATAATAACTTATAAAAACAAAGATACTAGTTTAGGCTGTTTTAGGTATTCGAAAATATCTGAGCCACACAAATGGGTAACAGATATTTCAATTAATAAAAATCTCAAAACTGATACCATGTGGATTCAGGTGGAATCTAGCGTTGTAAGCCAAGATGCAGCTTATCTAGCCCCACAACCCAAGAAACCATTGGTTGTTATGAGATTGATTGATAAATTTTCTGGTGGTCTTGATGATATTTTCAAGGTGTCAGTCGAACCTCATTCCTTAGATGATACTGATGAACATTTAAATATAGCAGCTAAAGTTATAAATGGTGAAACTGACAACAGACTACCAATAATATACGTTAGCTCCAAGTATTTTTTCAATGAACATGCTCACAATATCATCCCAGAACGCCTTGCAAGAAAGGTATGCGGATTAGCACATGTATTAATTGAGCCTAGCAATAGACTATTTTCTATTAAGCTAAAAAATGAGACAAATGCTAAAAATGCCTATGCTGGTGCTGTTGGTATCTATTGGCCACGAGGTCAAAATATCAGTTTTTATCGCCGTGGTGAGAAAACCGCAAAAGAATTTGAAGATGAGTTATTTGATGATGTTGTAAGAGCTACGACTACAATGGCTCCTGTCTCAGATAGTGGATGGAGTGAGATACAAACCAGAAAAACGAAAGATTCTATTAACTCACTCAAAGAAAGAGGAGAATACACACGCGAACTGATGGCGCTTTACGAAGCCGATAATGTTGCGAAAGATGACCAAATAGAAGATCTTAAGCATAAGATCTCCGCTTTAGAGCACAGAGTACGCACTCTTCAATCACAAGCTTCAGCCCAAGGAAGCATTGTGCTTAATGCAGGTGAAGAGACTGACTTTTTTGATGGAGAAATCAAAAATATAATTATTGACGCACTAAAAACTGCCATAAAAAACAAAAATGAATTTGGTAGAAGCTATCATATCTTATCATCCCTAATTGCCAATAATAAATACAATAAAGAAACCGAGAGTCGCCGCCAATTACTTAAAAGGACTTTAACAGGGTACAGAAGCATGGATAGCGCAACACAAAGAAGTTTAAAGGACTTAGGTTTTAGTGCGTCAAGCGATGGAAAACACTGGAAGTTAACATATAATGAAGACCCTCGATATTCCTATATTTTACCTAAAACAGGAAGTGACCACAGAGGTTCTTTAAATGCTATCTCGGATATAGCAAACATTATTTTCTAATAAATTTCAATAGCACTCACAAATGAGTGCTATTGTTGCCACTGAATTACTCTATTTAAATTCAACTTTTATCCCTTTGTTTAGCAGGGCATCAGAAACTGCCTTTTTTGTAACATTTATCCCTACAAGCAATGCTTTATGCATTGGTCCCTTAAAAATCTCTACTTCTTCTTCAGTGAGTTTAGGCAATGTAATATAAATAACATCTTTCATACTTACCCTAATCTGCTTATTTTTATAGCATGAGCTTCTTGTATGCTGACAATCGATATTTTCTTTATTTCCCAAAACATCATCCCCTTTATAATTCAGTTCCACACATCAATTATTTAGTTATCACGAATGTCGTAAAACTAAAATTAGTAACAATAATTGCTCATACCTACTCTCTTCCATATAAAGCCAACACCCGCTTCATCGCGGCACTCTGGCGACACTCCTTGAAAATCAGATTCGTGCTCACCTTTCCTTCCCGTTCTTCTCTGGTAGTGAACCGGTAATACACCGTTCGCCAGACCTTACCATCAATGACTAAGATTCCTGCCCGCGCCATTTTAGCCGCAGTCTGATTTATGCTGGTTACTGTTGCGCCTGTTACCGCAGCAACGTCCTGCGCACAGAAGCTCTTATGCATCCCCAGGTAATGAATAATTGCCTCTTTGCCCGTCATACAGTTGCTCCTTTCAGTCCGAACTTAGCTTTGATTTCTGCGATCTTCGCCAGAGCCTGTGCACGATTTAGAGGTCTACCGCCCATGACAGGAAGTTGTTTTACTGGTTCAGGTATAGCCTCACCACGGTTAATTCGCGCGGTCATACAGGCCAGTTCATCGGCAGCCTTGCGCCGTAATTCCGCGTCAGTCAACGCATTGGCCCGCATGTTCTGGTACAGGTTGGTAACCAACCAGTAGTGCGCGTTTGATTTCCATGGATAAGACTCTGCGTCCGGATACAGGCCACGCTTCCGGCAATACTCGTAAACCATATCAACCAGCTCGCTGGCGTTTGGCAGCCCGGCGGTAACGGATGTTTCTTCCCGGCACCAGGCAACAAACTGCCCGGGAGATGGCAGGAATGGTCGATTCTGCCGACGGGCTACGCGCATTCCTGCGTTAACCTGTTCCATTGTGGTGATCCCATTTTCCCGGAAAGCCAGCACCCACTGGCGGCGGATTTCGTTCAGTTCGTTCTGGTCCCGGTTAGCCAGGCTCGCCGGGAAAGTTGCCAGTAACTGGCTGAACACACCGTTGATGATCTGCGCTACCTGCTGTACCTGCGGCTTTTCGTCGTACTGTTCCGGCATGTTGTTGGCGATCCGACGCATCTGCTCACGGTCAAAGTTAACCATCTGTGCGGCGATGTTTTTCACAAATCCACCCCATAAATCCAGTCAGTGTTTGTCAGGTCGAGTTTTGATTTTCCGGCTGTCACGCCAGCCTGTTGCTTGTTACGGTTGATTTCGAGTTGGGTCCACTTGTCGCGAAGTTTGGCCGGACTTAGCACGTTACCGGACCAGAAGTTGTCCTGGCATGCCCAGCGGAACAGCACGCACATGTCGCGGTGGTTACGTCCGTCACGTTCACGCATCAGGCGGATATCGTTAGCCCACCCTGCAAAATTCGGTTTTCTGGCTGATGGCGCGATGGTCTTCACCATGTCAAACATCCACTCTGCGGCGGTCAGGTCTTCTGCTGTCCCCCACCTGCTGCCGCTCTGAATTGCAGCATCCGGTTTCACCACAGGAAGATCGTTTTCTGGTTGGTCAGAGGATTCGCCAGAATTCTCGGACGAAAAAGGTTTTATATTGTCTTTTGTTAGTTTGTCTTTTGTGTTTACCTGATTCGGGTAAACGCCTTTACCTGATTTGGGTAAACTTTTCTTACCTGATTCAGGTAAATTTACCTCTTTCAGGTAAACTTTATTTTTCTTACCTGATTCGGGTAATGTTGACCATTCACTGACCACATTATTAATGCCGATATTTCGCCCGCTCTGAATAAGAATCCCACGCTTTACCAGAACGCTTTTTGCAGCAGAACACTTGTGCGGCAATATCCCGGTCAACTCGGAAAGTTGCTCGTTGCTCACCCAATCCAGTTTTTTATTAAAGCCATATGTTTTGCGCATGACAGCCAGGAAGACCAGAAGCTGGTGCTGTGTTAATCCGGCCAGCATCACAGCTTCCAGCAACTCATTTGCAATGCGCGTATAACCATCATCGAGATCTGCCACGCGCGGCTCCTTTTGTGCCACATCCGGCACTGGAAAATTGAATATCTCAGCAGTGTTTGCCATAATTCCTCCCGCAATGAGTGTGTTACGATTTGCACCTGAAAGTCGGTTCTGTTCGCGCAGACCGGCTTTCGCCATTTCCGAACCTGTCATATTGCCCCCAGCATGGTGGTGACCATCGCCATCAGTGGACCAGCCAGATCCGGGTCCACACGAAACATCGACACAATGCCTTCACTCATCTCCTTCAGTTTCTGGTGGCGTGGTGCGTTGAGAATGACAGCCTGTTTTGCCTCACTGAGTTCCTTTTCCATTTCAGCCAGCCGAGCCATGAAGCTATCCTGCTCAACCAGGTGGCCGCGATATTCCAGCGGTAGTACCGCCAGAATTGCCGGGGTCAGTTCACGCACGTTATTTCGGTATTTTTCAGAATCGAATTTGTTATCGAGGAAGCGGAACAGCTTCTGGCGTGCACGGCTGACATCATCAGGGAAATCGATGGTGCCGCCGCCCTGCTCCCGATACTCATTCACAATGAGTGCGGCAACAACATCCTGATTATCTGCAGCCGACCAGGCGCGAACGGCATCACGGATTTTTTCGTGGCCTGGCGCCTGTTTTGTTTGAGAACGATTTATCACCGCAGTCGGGCTAAATCCGCTAGTCTGTTGGTATGTAAGTGGTTGCATAGTCATTGCCTTATCAGTTAACGCCGCAGATTAGGCGGCAGAATTACTCGCGTTAAACAATGGTGCGAGGTCGGGACGAATATCTGCTGGTTTAATCTTTCCACCAGTGGCTGAGACAATTTTCATTACATAGCGGGCATCAATTCCGCCACCGTGTAGCCAACGCCAAACAGTGGGCTGGGCTACACCGCATAGATCTGCCAGTCGTTTTTGACTACCTGTAATACTGATTGCGAGTTGAATGGTTTGATTTGTCATTATTAATTCCTATTGGTATTACAATGAATAAATAATAGCAATGCGTATTAACCATAACAATAGCAAAACGTGTTTTGACCATCAATACGCAAGCGTATAAATTAAAACTTATGAAAAAAGAAACTCTTGCTGATCGCTTAAACCTAGCGATGGAACAATCTGGAATGTCTCAAGGCGCTCTTGCAAAGGCGTCTGGCGTAGCTCAACCCACAATCTGGAGACTGACAAGCGGCAACGCGCGCGGCTCAACAAAAATTGTTGAAATAGCTAATGCATTGGGTGTTCGAACAGAGTGGCTCTCATCAGGCATAGGCCCGATGAGAAATGACGGTCAACAATTAGGGAAGCCTACTGCCAACCATCCCAAATACTTCAAGATTGACGTTCTTGATATAGAAGTGAGTGCCGGGCCGGGAGTCATCAACCGTGAGTTTGTAGAAGTTCTACGCTCGGTTGAGTACTCGTTTGACGATGCTCGTCACATGTTCGATGGTAGGAAGGCAGAAAATATCCGCATCATTAACGTACGCGGTGACAGCATGTCAGGAACGATTGAACCTGGTGATCTTCTATTCGTTGATATCACGGTTAAATCTTTCGACGGTGATGGTATCTATGCGTTTCTGTACGACGACACAGCCCATGTAAAGCGCCTGCAAATGATGAAGGATAAGCTGCTGGTTATCTCTGATAACAAAAGCTACTCACCGTGGGACCCGATCGAGAAAGATGAGATGAACCGGGTATTTATCTTCGGGAAAGTTATTGGGAGCATGCCGCAGACGTATAGGAAGCATGGATAGTACCAATTAAAAATTATCAACCGGGCATTGTGCTCATTCAGTAAAACAACTTAATTATTCATTTTAGAATGGAGAACTTAATGGATACTTTAAAATATGAGAAATTCTCTGATTTTGATCACAATGACCCATTTTTTGACTCTTTAAAAAAAGATTATAAAGAGTTTCCTCTTTGGTTAGAAAAAAAAGCCAGAGAAGGAGAATCAGCTTATGTGCTCTATGATGACAAGCATAAAATCGAAGGTTTTATGTATCTAAAAGAAAATGATGATGCAAATGACATTAATCCAGCGCTCCCACCAGGACGTCATCTAAAGATAGGAACATTCAAATTTGAATCTAAAGGCACCCTTCGCGGACAACGATTTCTAAAAAAAGCGTTTGACCATGCATTTTCATCAAAATCTGATGATATTTATGTTACTGTTTTCGACAAACACGTCCATCTAATAAAACTTTTCCAAACGTACGGATTTTACATTCATGGTGAAAAAGAAACACATAACGGGAAAGAGTTTGTATATGCGAGGTCTTTGCATGAGCCTTATGGTGATATTTTATTAGATTACCCTCGAATAATGACATCAAGGGCCAACAAATATTTACTGGCGATTTATCCCGAATATCACACTAGACTATTCCCTGATTCAAAACTTGTAAATGAATCACCAGATATTGTCAAAGATATATCCCATGCTAACAGCATTCATAAAATTTACATATGTGGAATGCGTTCTGTGATGGGAATGAAAAGAGGAGATATCATTGTCATCTATAGAACCGGAGACAAAAAAGGGCCAGCTCGCTATCGTTCTGTAGCCAGTACATTATGTGTAGTTGAGAGCGTAAAAAATATTTCTGAATTTTTAAGCGAAGATAGTTTTGTAGACTATTGTATTCGTTTTAGCGTATTTTCTGAAGATGAACTCAGAAAAATCTATAAAGAACGTCGATACCCTTTCATTATAAGATTCACATACAATCTGTCTTTGCCAAAGAGACCCAATCGTGCTATTTTAATAGATCATGTGGGGCTAAATGGTTCGCGTGCATTCCGATGGAGTCACTTTAAACTCACAAATGAGCAGTTCTTAAAGATCATCGAGTTAGGCAAGATAAATGAAAGTTTTATTATCCATTAAGCCTGAGTTTGCAGAAAAAATATTGAACGGAACAAAGCGGTTCGAGTTTCGTAAAGGTATATTCAAAAATCCGCAAATTAGCACCGTTGTTATTTATGCCACGATGCCATTAGGTAAAGTTGTTGGTCAATTCCGTATTGAATCAATACTAAGTGACGAACCGGAATCTCTTTGGAAAAAGACGGAAAAACACGCAGGTATTTCTAAGCAATTTTATGACTCATATTATTCAGGTAGAGAAAAGGCCTACGCAATAAAAATTGGTGAAGTGGAAAGATATAAAGAACCAATTCCTATCTCTGCTCTAGGTAGTAATATTAAGCCACCACAATCATATCTTTACCTACCTGCGTAAGAATCCCGGCCACCGTGCCGGGTTTTCTTTTGTCCCCTCATCACACAAACCGTTCGAAAAACCACCACATCCTCCCTTCAGTTATCGCTATGCGATGCAAGTCACAAAATTAATTCTTTTTGCTATCAAACAGTTAATATCAAAACACATCAATCAATAGCAACAAGTATTGATGCAGCCAATAGCAATAGCTATTATCACCATGTCGCAACAACACAACGATACGGCAACTACCTGATTCACCGTTGCGATGACCGCTTAGATCCGCAGTTTGAATTTCAGCAGGCTTCGGGGAGTGCGAGGGGTGAAACGGACGCGTGAACGTCGGTGTGACCAGCTGAAATCAACTCAACATTTCATACCTTAGTCGCTTCAACGAGGCGGCTTAGTTATGGCAACCGGCGGCCATCCACCGCCTGAATACGCGCAGAAGTCTCTATATGTTCAGCAGCCCAGCTTACGGGCAGGAGTTTTTATGGTTCATCAACATTACGGAACGCAGACCGTTAATCGCGGCGCGGTCATGCCAGGAATGCTGGTCAAACACAAAGATGGTACCTGGACTGCATCAGCTAATTTACGCGGACGGCTTTATCTGCATCGCGGCATCGAGCGCACTTATACCCGTGATTTGCTCGTAGAAGTTTTTCTCGACGGACGCGGTAACGGCCTGAATCACTAACCCCCCTTTCCTGTTTTCCTAATCAGCCTGGCATTTCGCGGGCGCTATTTTCACAGCCATTATCAGGAGTTCAGCCATGAACGCTTATTACATTCAGGATCGTCTTGAGGCTCAGAGCTGGGCGCGTCACTACCAGCAGATCGCCCGTGAAGAGAAAGAGGCAGAACTGGCAGACGACATGGAAAAAGGTCTTCCTCAGCACCTGTTTGAATCACTCTGCATCGATCATTTGCAACGCCACGGGGCCAGCAAAAAAGCCATTACCCGTGCGTTTGATGACGATGTTGAGTTTCAGGAGCGCATGGCAGAACACATCCGGTACATGGTTGAAACAATTGCTCACCACCAGGTTGATATTGATTCAGAGGTATAAAACGGATGAGTACAGCACTCGCAACGCTGGCAGGGAAGCTGGCTGAACGTGTCGGCATGGATTCTGTCGACCCACAGGAACTGATCACCACTCTTCGCCAGACGGCATTTAAAGGTGATGCCAGCGATGCGCAGTTCATCGCATTGTTGATCGTTGCCAACCAGTACGGCCTTAATCCGTGGACGAAAGAAATTTACGCCTTTCCTGATAAGCAGAATGGCATCGTTCCGGTGGTGGGCGTTGATGGCTGGTCCCGCATCATCAATGAAAACCAGCAGTTTGATGGCATGGACTTTGAGCAGGACAATGAATCCTGTACATGCCGGATTTACCGCAAGGACCGTAATCATCCGATCTGCGTTACCGAGTGGATGGATGAATGCCGCCGCGAACCATTCAAAACCCGCGAAGGCAGAGAAATTACGGGGCCGTGGCAGTCGCATCCCAAACGGATGTTACGGCATAAAGCCATGATTCAGTGTGCCCGTCTGGCCTTCGGATTTGCTGGTATCTATGACAAGGATGAAGCCGAGCGCATTGTCGAAAATACTGCATACACTGCAGAACGTCAGCCAGAACGCGACATCACTCCGGTTAACGATGAAACCATGCAGGAGATTAACACTCTGCTGATCGCCCTGGATAAAACATGGGATGACGACTTATTGCCGCTCTGTTCCCAGATATTTCGCCGCGACATTCGCGCATCGTCAGAACTGACACAAGCCGAAGCAGTGAAAGCTCTTGGATTCCTGAAACAGAAAGCCACTGAGCAGAAGGTGGCAGCATGACACCGGACATTATCCTGCAGCGTACCGGGATCGACGTGAGAGCTGTCGAACAGGGGGATGATGCATGGCACAAATTACGGCTCGGCGTCATCACCGCTTCAGAAGTTCACAACGTGATAGCAAAGCCCCGCTCAGGAAAGAAGTGGCCTGACATGAAAATGTCCTACTTCCACACCCTGCTGGCTGAGGTTTGCACCGGTGTGGCTCCGGAAGTTAATGCTAAGGCGCTGGCCTGGGGAAAACAGTACGAGAACGACGCCAGAACCCTGTTTGAATTCACTTCCGGCGTGAATGTTACTGAATCCCCGATCATCTATCGCGACGAAAGTATGCGCACCGCCTGCTCTCCCGATGGTTTATGCAGTGACGGCAATGGCCTTGAGCTGAAATGCCCGTTTACCTCCCGGGATTTCATGAAGTTCCGGCTCGGTGGTTTCGAGGCCATAAAGTCGGCTTACATGGCCCAGGTGCAGTACAGCATGTGGGTGACGCGAAAAGATGCCTGGTACTTTGCCAACTATGACCCGCGTATGAAGCGTGAAGGACTGCATTATGTCGTGGTTGAGCGGGATGAAAAGTACATGGCGAGTTTTGACGAGATGGTGCCGGAGTTCATCGAAAAAATGGACGAGGCACTGGCTGAAATTGGTTTTGTATTTGGGGAGCAATGGCGATGACGCATCCTCACGATAATATCCGGGTAGGCGCGATCACTTTCGTCTACTCCGTTACAAAGCGAGGCTGGGTATTTCCCGGCCTTTCTGTTATCCAAAATCCACTGAAAGCCCAGCGGCTGGCTGAGGAGATAAATAATAAACGAGGGGCTGTATGCACAAAGCATCTCCCGTTGAGTTAAGAACGAGTATCGAGATGGCACATAGCCTCGCTCAAATTGGAGTCAGGTTTGTGCCAATACCAGTAGAAACAGACGAAGAATTTCATACGTTAGCCACATCCCTTTCACAAAAGCTGGAAATGATGGTGGCGAAAGCAGAAGCAGATGAGAGAGACCAGGTATGACAACCACTGAATGCATTTTTCTGGCAGCGGGCTTCATATTCTGTGTGCTTATGCTTGCCGACATGGGACTTGTTCAATGACACCTCAGCAAGAAAACGCCCTTCGCAGTATTGCCCGTCAGGCTAATTATGAAATCAAAAAAGCCAGACAGCAGTTTCCGGATAAAAACGTCGATGACATTTGCCGTAGCGTACTGAAGAAGCACCGCGAAACGGTAACGCTGATGGGATTCACACCGACTCATTTAAGCCTGGCGATCGGCATGTTAAACGGCGTCTTTAAGGAACGGTGAACATGAAAAACAAAATCATCATGGAGCTACAGGCTCCTTTTTTATTATTCGCATTCACCCTCAAGCGTATTAACCAACAATTCAGGGATTAATGAAAGATGGCAGACATCATTGATTCAGCATCAGAAATTGAAGAATTACAGCGCAACACAGCAATAAAAATGCGCCGCCTGAACCACCAGGCTATATCTGCCACTCATTGTTGTGAGTGTGGCGATCCGATAGATGAACGAAGACGCCTGGCCGTTCAGGGTTGTCGGACTTGTGCAAGTTGCCAGGAGGAGATCGAACTTAAGAACAAACAATGGGGACTGTGATGGCCTCAAAGCAGCAAATTTCAACATCGTCCAACTGAGGTGTAAAAATGTTCAGAATCATTTTTCCTAACACCTGGTACGTCGACCACCACGGCACTCCCTGCAAAATCCTGCGTTCTACCCACAACAAAGTTCACTACATCCGAAAAGGCAGAACATGTATCGCCAGCATGTTCCGCTTTAATCATGACTTTGAACCTGTGAATAAAGCTGATGCAGATCGGATAGCAGAAGAGATCGAAACGGCAGAACACATTAAGAAGTTACGTGCCATACGCAGGAAATAGAAAAATTGATAAATTCAATACTGCATTTCTCAGCATTAAATTTATCTCTATGACCAGTCAAGAGATGTACCTGCCATGAGCTTAATATCATGTCAGATATATCGGTCACAAACTCCCTCAGCAGCTAAGAGGAGGACAAATGTCTCGACTAATCACTTTACAGGACTGGGCTAAAGAAGAATTTGGGGACTTAGCACCAAGTGAGCGAGTTCTGAAAAAATACGCGCAAGGGAAAATGATGGCCCCACCCGCTATAAAAGTTGGTCGCTACTGGATGATTGACCGAAATTCCCGTTTTGTAGGAACGCTTGCAGAACCGCAACTCCCAATAAACGCAAACCCAAAACTCCAACGGATAATCGCTGATGGCTGCTAGACCCCGATCTCACAAAATCTCTTTACCCAATTTATATTGCAAATTAGATAAGCGAACCGGAAAGGTATATTTGCAATACAAACATCCACTATCCGGTCGTTTTCATAGCTTAGGAACTGATGAGAATGAAGCAAAACAAGTTGCTACTGAAGCAAATACCATTATTGCTGAACAACGTACCCGACAAATATTAAGCGTCAATGAGCGTCTGGAAAGAATGAAAGGCAGGCGCTCAGACATTACGGTGACAGAATGGCTTGATAAATATATTTCTATCCAGGAGGACAGGCTGCAACATAATGAACTAAGACCCAACTCCTATCGGCAAAAAGGCAAACCCATTCGTCTTTTCCGTGAGCATTGTGGAATGCAACACCTCAAGGATATTACCGCACTTGATATTGCCGAAATAATTGATGCTGTAAAGGCTGAAGGTCATAACAGGATGGCGCAAGTCGTGAGAATGGTGTTGATCGACGTCTTCAAAGAAGCACAACACGCAGGACATGTTCCGCCAGGATTTAACCCAGCGCAGGCAACAAAACAACCGCGAAATCGAGTAAACCGCCAAAGATTGTCACTGCCCGAATGGCAGGCAATATTTGAAAGCGTAAGCAGACGGCAGCCCTATTTAAAATGCGGCATGCTACTTGCTCTTGTTACTGGACAACGTTTAGGCGAAATCTGCAATTTGAAATTCTCTGATATATGGGACGACATGTTGCACATTACTCAGGAAAAAACCGGTTCAAAACTTGCTATTCCGCTTAACCTGAAATGCGATGCTCTGAATATTACCCTTCGTGAAGTTATATCTCAGTGCAGGGATGCTGTTGTTAGTAAATATCTGGTCCATTACCGTCACACTACCTCTCAAGCAAACAGAGGAGACCAGGTTTCTGCAAATACTCTGACAACGGCTTTTAAAAAGGCCCGGGAAAAATGTGGCATAAAATGGGAGCAAGGAACTGCGCCCACATTTCATGAGCAGCGATCTCTGTCAGAACGGTTATATCGGGAACAGGGTCTGGATACGCAAAAGTTGTTAGGCCATAAATCCAGAAAAATGACCGACCGATACAATGATGATCGTGGTAAAGACTGGATTATCGTAGATATCAAAACAGCATAG